TCAAATGGGTTCTGTGGGTATCGGCTCTAAACTCGATCCCAAGACCAGACTTTGGGTGAGTGGAAATATATCGGCCTCTACAGGTCTTTATTCTGGAGACCTCTTTGCAACGGGCACAGTAAAAGCTGGAACAATTTCTGGCTCTGCGCTGCAAGTCAACAAAGATGGTCTAACTATTTCTGAAGTTGCGGTTACTACAACAGCAGCAGAACTAAACATTTTAGATGGCGTTACCGCGACCTCTGCACAGCTTAACTATAATGCATCAGTAACAGCCGGAACAGCGGCTGCATCGAAAACTCTCGTTTTGGATTCTGACAGCCGAGTCTCCGGTATCGCTGGGATAGACGCTACAACCATTTCTGGCTCCGGAGGGTATTTCCATGGAGATCTCCATGTCAGTGGTAACATAACTCTTGGAGACGAGGATTCTGACGTCACCATGCTTACACAGTTGACAGCATCGGTTGGGCTCTCCAGTTCTCTGGGGCAGTTTACGACGCTTCAAGTTGGTGGCGCGAATATTGGCTCTGGTTCAACCCCATGGCGCCACACTGGAAGCTCTATTTTCTATACTAATGGTCCTGTTGGAATTGGAGCCACGGACCCAGGTGCTCAATTTGAGGTTCAGGATACTACAACAACCAGCGCAAACACAGGTGGTAAGATTAGGCTTTCTGCTAACGACGGCGCCGCAATGGGTGACAGTCACAGGCTTGGTGTTATTGAATTTACCGGCGCGGAAGACACTGACAACACACAGGTGGTTGGTGCAAGAATCGAGGCACTGACAGACGCTGCATGGACCAATGCTGAAAACGGATGTGCGTTATACTTTTACACTACAGATGGGAATGCATCTCAGTCTAATACTCTTAAGTTGGACAGCAATAAGAAAGCCACGTTTACAGGCGTGGTTAACGTTCATGATACTACAACAACCAGTGCCACCGCCGGCGCAAAGATAACGCTTTCTGCTAATGATGGTGCCCCTATGGGTGATAGCCACAGGCTCGGTGTTATTGAGTTCTCTGGGGCGGAAGACTCCAGCAATACACAGACGGTCGGCGCGAGAATCGAGGCAATAACCGATGCCGCATGGACGAATGCTGAAAACGGATGCGCGTTGTATTTCTATACCACAGACGGAAACGCATCTCAAGCAAACGTTCTTAAGCTGGACAGTAACGAAAAAGCCACATTCTCTGGCGATGCTGTAATTGCCGGGAACCTCGGCGTCGGATTAACATCCCCAGCCTCTATGTTCCATGTCAGTGGTACTGCATATTTATCTGGTACCAATTTCAACGGAGGAGCAGGTGGGCAAGACCCGCTCAAGATCACAGGACTTCGAACTGCTTCGTTCGCTGGACCGGGAAGTTACTTGGGTGTTGATTCGGATGGCAAAGTTGTTTTGAATACAGCTGGTGGAGGTGGCAGCGGTGTTGTTACAGCAGTTAATAACAAGACTGTCAACAGACTGGTCACCATCGGCTCCACAACAACAGAACTTGACGGAGAGGCTAACGCAACTTTCGACGGATCTACATTAAATATCACAGGAACGTTCAGAGCAAATACTATCGCCGGCGTCAGCCACTTAACTGCTTCAAATATTACAGCTTCGTACATTAATGTACCACCGGGGGGCTATCTCACGGCTGGCACTCTTTCTGGCTCGAACCTGCAAATTGGTAATGGTAGTGCGTTTATTACTGGCACCCTTACGCTCGGCGGAACGCTTAGTGGTACTGCAGTTACTTGTGATGCCATTACATCAACCGGTGAATCCACCTTCGGCAGCTCGAAGCATACCACATTATCGGGCACTACAACAACAATTAACGCCGGAGGACTTAAGATTGATGACGTAGCGGTGACAACCACTGCTGCTGAGATTAACTTTAATGATGTTACCGCTGGGACTGCAACTGCCTCTAAGTCGCTTGTTCTGGATGCAGGAAAGCACATTGGTGTGATCACCAGTATTACAGCTTCTGTCATGACAGCATCGACTCTTATCTTGAACGCGCCTGACGCCAACGGCTATAGTTTGTATTATGACACTACGGCTATCACGCCCAGCGCAGCGCAATTTAATGTATTATACGACGTTGTTCCTGGCGTGGTTCATACTGGATCCGCCCTTGTTGCCAATGCCAGTAAAAAGATCGGCGGCATCACAGCACTTTCCGGCGCTCTAATAGAAGCAGAAACCCTTTCTGGTTCGAGCCTGCAAATTAGTAATGGTGATGCATTTATCTCAGGAACTCTCACAGTTGGTGGCGGGCTGAATCTCGATAGCTTCTCTGACGATATTACTTTTGCAAGTGTCAACAACATCTTTAGCTATAATTTATGGAAATCAAGCGTCAGCGCTGGTACACAAATAGAAAACACTAACGGAAAACTCAACATTAGCGGATCCGATGGCGTGCACTTGCAAACTACTGCTAGCGCAGAGGTTACAATTAACGACGGCGGCGTGGCCTCAGACGTCCGCGTTGAAACAGGCGACGAAAAATACATGTTTTTCATCGACGGATCCGCCAACCGGATATTAATTGGTTCTTCTGGCTCGTGGGAAGCCGTCCATGGACAGGATATTTCACCGTCTGGTACTCTGGAGATCACAAACCACGCTTCTGCTGGTGCATATAATGTACCATTGTTGCAACTTAACAATAACGACACTAATCAGATTGCACTTGATATTAATGCTTCCAATATTGATGCCCGCGTTGTCGATATTACAGCCGACGCAGTAACAACAGCCAATATCGTTAATATCAACTGCAACGCGAGAACCACGGGTACGGGATTTAGAATTTACGACGGAGCCACAAACGACAACGTTGGCTCATTGGTACAAATCACACAGGGAGGGGACAGAGCAGGTTCCTCCGCAAGTAAAGGATTGGAGATTAATTTCAATACTACGGCAAATGCAGAAGCTAGAGCCTTATACATCGACTCTGAACAGACGACCGGTGAGGTTGTCGAGGTTGACGCTGATCAGATAACAACAGGAAAGGGTGTACACATTTCTGCCGATGCCTTAACCTCTGGTAAGGCGCTCAATGTTAATTCTAATTCTAGTGATACGACCGCCCGAGAAGTTGCTTATATTTCAAATGACAATGCTTCTTCTGAGGCATCCGCTCTTAGGCTCTATAATAGAACTACCTTCCCTGCATTGGTGTGTCAAGGAAGGATTACTACAGGTCTTGGATCCACTAGCAGCAATGACACCGCAGGTCAAACAATCTCCGCTGCACAGCTTATTCACGGCGCCTGGGCTGCAGCAGGTCGTAACGCTAGCCAAGACGACACTACTCCGACCGCAGCGCAAATAGTCGCCGCAATACCCAACTGTGCAACTGGTGACTCTTTTGAGTTCATTTTCCTCAATGTAAGTAGTAATGCAGTCGACTTGGTTGGCGGAACTGGAGTTACGAATCTTTCAGGTGGAGCTGCATCATTTGCAGTCGCCGCCGGCAAAGGTCGAAAATTCCGCTTTAGAGTTTCGAGCATCAGCGGCGGCAGCGAGGCTGTGATGGTCTGGGCAGAAACTGATGACTTTACGCACTCCGCTTAGGATATACTTTATAGCCTTGCATACCAATCAATAGGCTTGTAAACTACTGTATTCCTTGGAATAGCAAAAAAAATGATATTTTTTGCTCCAAATGGCTCCACTGAACTCTATTTATTGACGTAGCGGGGGAGGTGTGTCTACCATAATGGGGATGCACCGATGCACAGCTACGTTTGCAATATTTATAAAAAGGAGAAAAATATATGCCAAATTCAAATCCATATGCGTTAAATCCGGTTTCTATACACGGAGAGTATATTCAACTACAAGCTCTAACAGGTGCAGCACCTGTAGCGGCTTCTCAATCTGTTGGTCGAATCTTTGCTTCAGGTTCAACCGCAGCACTTTACTTTATTAATCAAGGGGGCAACGTCACGGCCCTCGGTGGAGCAGATCCACCCTCTGCCGATGGTGATTCGCTCGGTACCGCCGATAAGGAATGGTCCGATCTTTACATGGCTGACGGCTCTATCATTTACTTAGGTAATGACCAGGAAGTCACATTGACGCACATTCACGACACAGGTGTTCGTTTAAATGGCGCCATGAAGCTTGAGTTCCGCGATGCCGATGTGCACGTTAGTTCTGATGCTAACGGCTATTTGAACGCACAAGCTGATACTGGTGTCAATCTCAACATTAACGGTACAGACCGAGTAGAAGTTACTTCTGCTGGTATGAACGTTGTTGGTACAATTACTGGTGACACAAGCTTAACGCTTGATACAACCACTATTACCACTGCTGAAATTGGTGTTCTGGACAGTGTTACTGCTGGTACGGCTGCAGCTTCTAAAGCGGTTGTTTTGGACGCAGGCAAACACGTTGGTACACTCACTAGCCTTACGGCATCTGCCCTAACTGGTGGCAACGGGTCTGTCATTTCTGCAGATAAGATTTCTGTTATGGGGCAGCAATTCTATGTTGGCGACGTGCAAGTTACTGCGCTCGGTGGTCAGCTTAACTTCAACGACGTCACTGCTGGTACGGCTGCAGCTTCTAAAGCGGTTGTTCTCGATGCTAGCAAAAACATCGCAACTATCGGTACTGTTGGTTGTGGAGCCGTTACTTCAACGGGTAATTCGTCTTTTGCTCAGGTTACCACTTCTGGTCGTGTGCTTGTTGACGATTCAACAGAAGCTACCACTGCAACAGATGGTTCACTTCAAACTGATGGTGGCTTAAGCGTTGTCAAAAGTGCGGTCATCGGTGATGATCTAGATCTTTTGTCTGATAGTGCGATTTTTAGCATGGGTGCCGGCCAAGACGCCACGCTCACTCACGATGGTGCAACCGGTCTCGTAATTGCTGCGACACCAATCTCGGTTAATTCGACTGGAGATCTAACTCTTGATTCGTCCACAGATATCGTTCTCGATGCTGATGGCGCAGACGTTATCCTCAAAGATGGCGGTACTGAGTTTGGTCGTTTCACAAATGCCAGCAGTGACTTTGTTGTGCACTCTGCAATTTCAGATCAAGACATGCTTTTTAAAGGTAATGACGGTGGTTCCACAATCACGGCTCTTACACTTGATATGTCTGAGGCTGGAAATGCAACCTTCAATGGTTCAGTTACTTGCGCAACCAGTTTAACAATTGGCTCGGCAGCAATGTCTGAAGCTGATTTAGAGCAACTTGACGGTATCACTGCTGGTACTGCAGCTGCTTCTAAGGCGGTTGTTCTTGATGCTAGCAAAAATATTGCAACTATCGGTACGGTTGGTTGTGGTGCTATTACATCTACCGGCGCTTCCACTATGGGTTCTTTGAACATTGGCGGAACGTTGGCGTGTGATACGAGTTTTACTCTTGACACTACAACTCTTTCTGCGGCCGAGCTTGGTGTACTTGACAGTGTTACTGCTGGTACTGCAGCTGCTTCGAAGGCTCTTGTCTTGGATGCTGCTTTAAATATCGGTACAATCAACCAACTAACTGCTTCGCACATTAAGGTTACAAATCTTGATGTTACTAACATTAACAGCATTAGTGAAACAGCTTTGACACTCGAAGTCGTCGATAAGACGATCCTCGCTGGTCTTTCTGGTTCTTCTTCTGACGTTAATAGCGGTGGTTACCAAATTGGTGGAACGATTGTTGACGGCGGCATGGCCCGCATGCTCTGGAGTGACGCAGGTCAAGCTTTGATGGTTTACTCTGGATCTACAGCGATGCTTGGCGTCGGAAAGGACGTTTTAGGTCCGGTTACCGACGACGGCGTTGCTCTCGGTAAAACGTCTTACGGCTTCAGCGACCTCTTCCTTGCAAGCGGCGCCGTAGTCAATTTTGACAGTGGTGATGTCACAATGACTCACTCTTCAAACGCTTTGACGGTTGCCGGTGGAACGTTGGCGACAGCGGCTCTTACAACCTCAACAATTGTTGCTAGTGGAATTGTTAAGACTGACGACACAACTGAAGCTACTTCAACAACTGACGGTTCTTTGCAGACTGACGGTGGTTTAAGTGTTGCCAAGAGTGCTGTTATCGGTGATGATCTTGATCTTCTTTCTGATAGCTGTATTCTTAACATCGGTAGCACGTCCAAGTTCACCTTGACTGACCAGGCTGCAAACAACTGTGTAATGGCTTCTGCTAACCACAGACTTGCATTCGGTGATGCTGGCGAGTACATCACAGGAGACGGAACTGATCTTAGTGTCATTTCGTCCGGTGATATTAAACTTGATCCAGCTGGTGGAGATGTTGACGTTGATGGTAACATTATACCAAACAGCGATAGTGCTGACAACCTTGGTGCTTCCGGTACTGCTTGGGCTAGCCTTTTTGTTGATGCTATTGATCTTAATGGTCAAGGAAACATCAGCATGGGTGGAACAGGTCGTATCGATCTTGATGCTGACGATGACACATCGATTCGCGCTTCTGCTGACGACGTTATTACGTTCGAAGTTGGCGGCTCTGATGAGTTACACTTGAACGCAGCGGCACTCGGACCTGCATCTAACGATGGTTTGGCTCTCGGTGTTGCAGGAACTGCATTCTCGGATGTTTTCCTAGCTAGCGGCGCAGTCATTAACTTCGACAGCGGCAATGTCACAATGACTCACTCTACTGACTACCTCACTCTTGGGACTGGGCAGAATATGAAGGCTCACGCTTTCGTAACCTACTCGGATGGAAGAATGAAGAAGAACATCAAGCAGCTTGATACGGCTCTTGACACTGTTCAGAAGCTTCGTGGAGTTAGCTATGACTGGAAGCACGACAACAGCAGCGACATTGGTTTCATCGCTCAGGAAGTTGCAAAAGTTGTACCATCCCTCTGTCACGGAAGTGAAGAAGGTGGCTACGCTCTTGACTACCCAAGCATGAACGCCCTTCTCGTTGAGGCTGTCAAGCAACAGCAAAAGCAAATTAAGGCTCTTTCTGCAAAAGTAGAGAAGCTATCGAAGTAATGCTTTGATAACTGGGCCTGCCTTCGGGCAGGTCCTTTCTTTCGAATTTGTTATTAATTGGAAGCTCGTTCGTTCTTCGGACGGGCTTTCTTCTTATTGAAACCTATTTATTCTAGGAGAACTATTATATGGCCAAGGGAGCATTAATAAAGCCAGGTAGAATCGGCAATTATACAAGAAAACAACTTGATGCAATAGTTGCAGCAGAAGCTGCGACCATTACTGCTCAAGGCGATATCACTGCAGTTACAACTTCAACTACCAGTGGTCTTGACGGCGGTGCATCCACGGGCGCCGCAGCTTTAACAATCGCTCCGGATCGAGCGACCGATGGCACTGTTGCTTCCGGAGACTATGTTTTAATTGCAGATATCAATGATAGCAATAATTTGAAAAGGGTTACTGCGGGATCTATTGCAACACTGGCTGGCGGGGGCAGTATTTCCATGTCATCAAATACTGATGTTGATAACGTAATTATTACATCAGACGGTACCAACGGCAAGGCGATTCAACAAGCCAATGCAACAATAAGCACTGGAGGTCAGTCTCTTACGGTACAAGGGACGCTCACTTTGGCAGATTCCAGTGGCAACACAAATTTAACAATTTCAGAATCTGGAACTAATGATTGTGCCTTTGTAAACACTGTCAACAACAAGGATATAATATTTAAAGGAAAGGCATCTTCCGGCACCTCAGAGATTTTTAGAATCGACTCTTCTGCAGAGTCCTTGTTGGTTGCCGAGTCAAAGAAGATACTATTTGGCAACGCGGAGGAATACATATATGGTGACGGCACCGACATTTACATTGGTGTTGGTTCCGGCGGAGATGTAAATATTGCAGCTAATATTGGCTTAACTTTCGGAGCGGACGCAGAAAAAATCGAAGGTGATGGCTCAGGATTAACAATATCCGGAGGAGTGCTCACGCTAGATTCAGCCGGCGACATTACACTCGATGCAGGGGGCGCAAATGTCTTTTTTAAGGATGATGGCACCACTTTTCTCGATTTTCAAAATAGCTCCGGAGATGCAATCATTGTCCCTGGCGCTTCAACGAAAGATGTGATTTTCAAATGTCACTCCAGCGATAATAGCGGCGCCGAAGTCATGCGCCTAGACTCTTCAGCCGGCTTAATTCAAATTGGTAATGACAGAAAACTTGCGTTTAGCAATGCAAATGAATACATTTATAGCGACGGCACTGACTTGTTTATCGGTGTCGGCTCCGGAGGAGACATCAATCTTCCAGCAGACATCGGACTCGCTTTTGGCGACGACGGAGAGAAAATTGAAGGCAACAGTTCGGGATTGACTATTACCGGCGCCGCCTTAACGCTAGATTCGGAAGGCGATATTATTCTTGATGCCGATGGCGGAGACGTGTTTTTTAAAGATGGCGGAACAACCTTTCTCGATGCGAAAAATAGCTCTGGCAATGTAATATTGGCCCCAGGCGCATCAACAAAAGACATAATATTCAAATGCCACTCTAATGACAACAGCGGCGCCGAAGTTTTCAGAGTTGATTCATCTGCAGGTGTTCTTCTCTTACCCGCTAGTAAGAAAGTTGCCTTTTCTGACACCGGCGAATACATCTCAGGAGACGGAACTGATCTAACGATCGGTTCGGGACGACATGTCACAATCGACGCCAGGGGTGACATTATATTAGACGCAGATGGTGACGATATCCGAATGCAAGCCGGCCCCGATGATGCCACTGGGTTGACCTTTACACACAGCAATAGTGGTGATTGGACAATCAAACCTGGAGTGCAAGATAAAGACCTAATTATACAATCTAACACGGCAGGCAACGCCACCGAGATGCTCCGCGTCGACGCATCCACCGCGAGAATCGGCATCAAAACAGCAACACCCATTGCTACGCTAGAAGTCGCAGGAACAGTGTCCGGATCTAGTTTTTATGCGTCAGAAAATATGCAAGTTAGTGGTGCTTTAAATTGCGCATCGACGATTAATGCAGCAAATACCGTTTCGGGTTCCGATGCTTATTTTACTGGCGATTTGGGCCTTTCCGGAAGCTTTTCTCTTGGATCAAGCTTGAACGCCGACGCCCTTAAAGCAACAAGTACGCTTTCTGGTACCGATGGGTACTTTGTTGGAAATTCGGTAATTTCCGGCACTTTGTCGACTGGCGGATCTTTGACCTCCAACAAGACTATCCAAGCAACAAATGTATTATCAAGTTCAAATGGTTATTTTTCGGGAGATGTGGACATATCGGGCACAGTAAGTGCAGCAAAGTACGACTCAATAACAACCATTCACACTGTTTCCGGTTCGGATGCGTATTTTGTTGGAAAACTAAATCTCAGCGGAAATTTAAAATTTGCTGATAGCAATAATTATGTTAATTTTGGCAATTCCGCAGGCGCAACCGGGTATGGATTTAGAGACAACGCCGGCTTCATGCAATTTAAGGACAGTACCGGAACATGGAAAGACATTGCAATTGGTGCCCTCGACGGTACCTCGCTGAGCACAGAGCAAATACAAGATATCGTTGGTGATATGTTTACTAGCAATAGCGAAACGAACATTACCACAACTTATAATGATTCTGGAGGTAAAATATCTATAGTGGCCGATGCAGGCGCAAGTAGATCATTTACTGGCTCCTTAGAAGTTAGTAGTGGTTTTTTAGGAATTGATTTGACTGGCTCTTACATAACTCATGGTGTCACGTTACCAAATAAAGCTGATGCCACTGGATCCGTTAAGGCAAATGCGTTTTTATCTTATTCTTCTCGTAGATACAAAAAAAACATTGTTCCAATTCAAGATGCAATAAATAAAATTAAAAATTTGCAAGGCGTCTCGTTCGATTGGAAAAGTTCTGGGCAAAAAGATATAGGATTTATAGCAGAGGATGTGGGCGAAATCATTCCAGAAATTGTATCATTTGAAGAAAATGGAATCGACGCTAGCTCCATGGATTATCCAAAACTTACGGCGCTGTTGGTAGAAGCAGTCAAGGCACAGCAAGACAGAATTGATAAATTGGAAAAACTTGTTACAGAAAAACATTAGCCAGTATCGTTGTGCGAAATCATTATCTAGCATATTTTAGGGTATTTAGCCGTTTTAAATACTATTTATTTTTGACGTAATTTACCGAAAAAGGAGTATTTCAATGTCTTCAATGCTAGAACAAGCCGTAGTTGATGCCGACGCTTTGCGAGAAGTGGCCATTAAGAATGCAGAGGCAACTGTCATCGAAAAGTACGCGGCGCAAATCAAAGAAGCTGTAGAAACGATCTTGGAGCAGCCAGAAGAAGATCCGCTAGCCGGCGCAGAAGAGGATCCATTTGCTGATCCCACAACGGATACCGGTGGAATTGATGATTTGGGCGGAGAGGCTGATCTTGACCCTGCATTGGACGATATCCCCCTCGGTGCAACAGAAGGTGAGAGCCTGTGCCCTTGCCCAGAGGAAGAAGAAGAAATTGAAATCGATTTCGATGAACTTTTAAAACAACAGGACGCGGAAGGAGGCTTGGAGTCTCATGAAGATGCAGCCGAAGATGTTCTTGGCGCCGACGAAATCGAGCCGCTTGAAGAAGATATCGAAATTGATGAAGAGCTTTTAGCTGATCTTTTAGAAGACATGGGTCTCAAAGAAGAATTGGAAGTTGATGTGCACCCGCAGCCGGATGGCTGGGGAAATAACGGAATTCCCAATACTCGTTTGGCGGAAAAAGAAGAAGAGGCATTGGCCCGCGCAAGCTCCACCGAACTAGAAGAAGAAAACGAAGAGCTTAAAAAAACAAAAGAAAGCCTGCAAGAGTCCTCTAGGTCTTTGCGGCAAAAAAACAACCAACTTACAGAAAAACTTTCCAAGCATTCTGAGAAATTTGAAAAGCTTGGTAAAGTCGTAACCATGTTAAGAGATAAATTGGAAGAATCCAATCTTCTTAACGCAAAACTATTATACACAAATAAGGTTTTGACAAACAACTCCTTGAATGAGCGGCAAAAAGCTAAATTTGCTGAAGCTTTGTCAAAGTCTGAAAACGTTGAAGAAACAAGAGTTATTTATGAGACTCTTCAGAGCGCAGTGGGCAGCACCAATAAGAAACAGCCACAATCACTGAGCGAAGCGGTTTCCAGAGGATCTTCGACATCATTGCCTCGCAGAAAAAGCGAGAAAAAAGCTGACAACTCCGCGAAAAATCGCTGGCAGATGTTGGCAGGCATAAATACTAAAGGAGAATAAAAATGTCTATTTTGCAAAAACTTACTGAAGGTATTGTCAAAAAGAACCTTAAGCAAGAAGGTGCTGCTTTGCTCGAAAAGTGGGAGCGCACCGGACTTCTTGAAGGACTTGAAGGCGGAAATACCAAACAAACTATGGCCCGGCTCTTAGAGAACCAGGCTGCTGAGCTTCTTCGAGAAGCTTCCTCGATGAGCGCTGGAGACGTGGAAGGTTTCGCTTCCGTGGCTTTCCCGATCGTTCGTCGTGTTTTCGGCGGACTCGTCGCTAATGACCTCGTATCCGTCCAGCCAATGAGCCTCCCTTCGGGACTCATTTTCTTCCTCGACTTCCAATACACAGATAGTCGTCTTGATGTTCGTGCAAACGATTCCATCTACGGCGGTGGAGTTGTTGGTCGTCAGTTGACAGGTGGTGTCGACATTGGTCAGCCCGCCCCGGCTTCCACAAACACCGGAGCAGGCGCCGAAAAAGGATTCTACGGTCTTAACAACGGCTACACCTCACCAACCGGATCTACGCTTGTATACGGTGGTGCAGATAATCTTTTTGCCACGGCTTCAACAAAAACTGATGCCCAAAGCAGATCCCACATGGCTGTTGGTCTTGGTACTGCATCGATCGCTATTAGTTCCTTCACAGAGAACGACAAAATGGCTGTTGATTACGATCCGGATCTTCTTGCAATGCTCGGAACTAGCGAAGTCATTCAGGCTGACCTCGTTGTTACATCCGCACTCGCACAGACTATGGATCTAGATAACTTGGTTGCTTTGGCAGTTAGTCCGTCTGGTACAACAGCTGCACTGTTCGGGTTGGGTGGAGATGAGTATCTCCAACCGGTTCGCCGCTTGACCAAGGTCGTTCAAGGTTCTGGTAATGATGATATCCATATTCGTTTCACGTTTGTGGGTAGCAGCAATGCTGGCATCGCTGACATTCTCGCTGCCGGCGCGCAGGCAAGCAACCCACAGGCACCTTCGTTGAACTTCCCGCTCAAGGACAACTTCAATGCTGCTCCTGAGCTTGGTGCGGTTGTTGGTGCTGATCAGTGGGGTCTCGAACTTGCGGGCAACACCACAAATGATCCGGCCAATAAAGATAAGATCCCTGAGATCGACATCAAGGTCGACAGTATCGCTGTTACGGCAGTCACCAAGAAGCTCAAGGCAAAGTGGACTCCGGAATTGGGACAAGATCTCAACGCCTACCACAACCTCGATGCTGAAGTTGAGCTTACAAGCGTTCTCTCCGAGCACATTGCTCTAGAGATCGACCAAGAGCTTCTCTCTGATCTTCTTAATGGCGCCAAGGCTGGTACATACTACTGGTCGCGTCGTCCTGGTCAATTCCTTGATCGCACCACCGGTGCGGACATTAGCTCTCTTGCAAACGAAAGTATGCTCGGTGCTGATTTCACCGGTACGGTCAGCGAATGGTACGAGACTCTCGTTGAAACAATCAATGATGTGTCGGCTCAGATCCATCGCAAGACGCTTCGCGGCGGAGCTAACTTTATTGTTGTCTCCCCTGAAGTTGCGAACATCCTTGAGTTCACCTCTGGATTCCGTGCTAACGTCACGCTAGATGATACCAAAGGTACCGTCGGCGCTGTGAAAGCAGGAAGCCTTAGCAAGAAATGGGATGTCTACGTTGATCCTTACTTCGAGAGGAACGTTGTTCTTGTCGGCCGTAAGGGAAGTAGCTTCCTTGAGAGCGGTTATGTATACGCTCCTTATGTGCCGCTACAAGTCACTCCTACCATCTTTGGTACGGAAGACTTCGTGCCACGTAAAGGTGTCATGACTCGTTATGCTAAGAAGATGGTTAGACCCGATATGTACGGTGTCGTCATCGTCAAGAACCTTCTTGGATAATCGCATAAGCGACTTTAATTAGAAAAGCCCCATCTTAGTTGATCTAAGGTGGGGTTTTTCATTTTCAAAAACCTATTTAGTATTGTATAGGAGTACCCATGAATGCCCGTAGTCACATTAACACCATCAAGCGAGACGTCTTCAGTAACCTTACCGGCAACTGGGACGCTGTCAAAAGCCCAAACTGCATCTAACTATCCTTTCGGCATATACGGTGATAGTTCTGCAGAGCTTTACGATGCAAATTTTGTATCCGGAGCAGTAGAGCAGGTATCTTATACATACAGAAAGCTCGGTGGAGATGTGTTAGATGTTGAGATCACCGAACAAAACGTTTATGCCGCCTATGAAGAGGCTGTTTTAGAGTACTCTTATATTATAAACATACACCAGGCTAAGAATACCCTGCCCAACGTTCTAGGCAACACTACGGGCACGTTTGACCACCATGGACAACAGTTATCTTCTTCGCCAATGTCTGGCACAGAAGCTTCTTTAAGACTTCCAAGATTTACTTTTGGTTACGCAGACAGAGTTGGCGATGGTGTTGGCAACCAAATTGGTTTGGGTGGAAATCAAAATACATATTCTGCATCTTTTAACACAGTACAGGATATTCAAGATTACGATTTGCAATCGTTGATCAACGCCACTTCCTCACAAGACCCAACTTCAACATATTTCGGAAAAGTTGGCGGAAAAAGAGTTAACATTAAAAGGGTGTTCTATAAGACACCTCATGCTATGTGGAGATTTTATGGATACTACGGCGGCCTCAATACTGTAGGCAACATGTCGACATACGGAATGTATTCTGATGATTCCAGCTGGGAAATTATCCCTCCTTGGCAAAACAAAGCCCAAGCCATGGCCTATGAAGATGCGATATACACTAGAAATTCGCACTATTCATACGAAATTAAAAATAATAATTTGAGAATTTTTCCAAAACCAACAACAGTGTCGCCAACAACTGTATGGGTCGAATTCACTATTCAGGAAGATGCTTGGGATGAAGAAACAGATAGAAGTTCGGGTCACGACGGTGTAAACAACATGAACACCCTCCCGTTTGCAAACTTGCCCTATAAGAATATTAACAGTATTGGCAAGCAATGGATCCGGCGTTTCGCGCTAGCCCTAACAAAAGAAATGCTTGGGCAGGTTCGTGGCAAGTTTGGATCGATCCCGATACCCGGGAACGACTTGCAACTCAACGCTTCAGATCTACTAAATCAAGCAAAAGACGAGCAAGAGAAGTTAAGAGAGGAGCTTAAGACGATTCTTGATGAGCTTACTTATGCTAAATTATCTGAAACCCAAAGTGAAATTACTAGAACCGCCCAAGAAACCCTTGCAACTGTACCAGTTGGATTGTTGGTAGGATAGGAGATCTAGATGTCGAAAGAATCAAACAAATGGGATCAGCCATCATCGCCCCCTCCTCCGTTATTCGCCGGCGCCAAAGAAAGAGATTTCGTAAAGCAGGTTAGTGATGAGATAATTGAACGTGTGGCCGGCCAGCAAGTTCTTTATTATGCAATCGATTTGGAAGCAACCAGCTTTCACCCCACATATGGCGAAGCAATTGAAAAAAGCTTCCTGCCCCCCCTCCGCGTATACGCTTTGGTGGAGTGGGAGGGGATACAAACGTCCGCTCGACACTATGGATTGGACAAGGAAGCTTCAATTGTTGTGCATTTCCACAAAAGACGCTTAACTGAAGATCAGGACCTTTTCGTTCGTGAGGGTGATTTCGTTTTGTATGGAAAAACATATTATGAGATAGTTACTCTACAGGAACCAAGAGAGATTTTTGGGCAAGCTGATAGACGAGTAGAGATCACAGCAAAGTGCGTCAAAGCGCGCCAAGGATTGTTCGATGCCACGTAAAGACGATGATTACACATATACGGAAGTTGACGATCCATCTATTGTTCGAGAAGAGCTGTTTCATGCCTCGACATTGGAGAATATTGATGCATCTTTATTTGAATTTATCGACAACATGGACATCCGCGCAACAACAAATAAGGGTTTTAAAAAAGTTCCTGTTATTTGGACTTCCGCAGAGAGAGCATATCAGGTAAAGCAAAACAAAGATCTTCGAGATGCATCTGGTACACATATATTGCCGGCCATCTCGATCGAGAGAGGCAGCACAACGAAAGATCTGCAAAGGAAGGGCTCTATCTTTGGTAATGTCCCAGGCGCAGGCCGCCTAACAATTGCCAGAAGAATCAATCAAGAGAAAACGAAGAAATTTGCAAACACTGATTCTTTTAGGCTGCGACAACAGCATAATTTTCCTCGGAAAAATAAAAAAATTGTTTACGAAACGGTGTCAATGCCTCTGCCTGTGTATATCGACATACAATATAACATCAAGATCCGAACAGAATATCAGCAGCAATTAAACGAGATAACAACCCCCTTTTTAAATCTGGGCCAAGGTCTTAATTACTTTATCCTTTCTCGCAATGGCCATCGGTATGAAGCATTCATGCAGCCAGAGTTCAATTTGGAGTCAAACATTGTTGACCTTGGAGAAGAAGAACGCAAGTATGAAACTCAGATGTCTATAAAGGTGCTAGGTCACTTAATGGGCAATGATAAAAATGAAAATCCTCCTAAGTTAATTTACAGGGAAAACTTTGTTGATGTTAAGATTGGAAGGGAGCGAGTCATCGTTGGGGACATTCCTGATCACATCTCGCCTGATAAAGTAACCTTTAGAGATTAAATAGGATTTTAGACAACTTCCTTACTATTTATTTAGGAATACAACAATGCTATTAGAATAGCGATCAATAGGGAGAAATATAGGATGTCAGCGTCAAAATTTAAATTTGTATCACCTGGAATATTCCTAAAGGAAATCGACAACTCGCAACTACCCGGCGCCGCCTCACAGCGCGGCCCGATGGTGGTCGGCCTTTTTGAACGAGGCCCTGGAATGGTGCCAACTAAAGTTGAGTCACTTTCTGACTTTGTTGAGACTTTTGGAAATCCAATTCCTGGTGGAAAAAGTGGGGATGTCTGGAGAGATGGTAATTACATGGCTCCCACATATGCTGCATATGCCGCACAAGCATGGCTGGCCAACAATGGCCCAGTTAATGTGGTAAGAATTCTTGGAGCCCAAAATTCAAGCGCCACAACAGCCGGCCAAGCCGGTTGGCAAACAACCAATGATCTTGGAGCAGATCCAACATCAGCCGGCGGAGCCTACGGGCTTTGGGTTATTGAAAGTGGCTCGGTTACGACCAATGTCGACGCGGCCCTCGCTGCGGTTTGGTATGTTGATGCCGGTGAGATAGCTTTGAGTGGTACCATGCGAGTAGGGCTTCGCGATGCCCACGGCAAAGCGAGTAGTTTGGTTACAGCCTCTAACGCTTGCATTATCGAATCAACTGCCGATACAGGCGCAGAATTCCGAGCTGTTATCAAAAACGCTTCGGGAGTCATACAAGATCAAGCTGTTTTTAACTTTGATCCTCAATCAGACAAGTATATTAGAAAGGTTTTTAACACAAATCCCACTCTGACGAATAGTACAATTACCGAATCCGGCGTTGTAAAGTCTTACTGGCTTGGCGAAACTTTTGAAAGACACTTGAATGATACGATTACTACATCGGCCAAGTGTTTTGGTGTCATCACCGGTCTCGGATCCGGTTCTGTCGACTGGTCGAATCGTCGCTTCGGGCACCAAGCTGCTCAATCGGGCTGGGTTATCAGTCAGGATCTCGGTGATCGAAACAATTTCGTTGCAGAAGCAATGCCAAAATTGTTTAAATTCCATTCCCGCAATACTGGAGAATGGGATCAGAAAAATCTTAAAGTCACAATTGAAGATCTTAAGAGATCTGGCAACCTAGCTGACAGATACGGTACATTCACCGTTTCGATTCGAAAAATTGGCGATATTGACAAGAAGCCACAAATTGTTGAGAGATTCTCTAACTGTAACTTGAATCCAAATTCTCCTAATTTTGTTGCGAGAAAAATTGGTGACAAATATTTTGCCTTCTCCGAATCGCAACGTCGTTCGATTGAATACGGCGAATTTGATAACAGGTCCAAATTCCTAAGAATTGAAACTGCAAAGGCGCTGCGCGACGGCACCTTGGATCCAGAACTCCTTCCTTGGGGATTCTTTGGACCTCCGAAACCAGCTAATTACGAATATACTTCTGGTGTCGCTGGAAATTCAGGATTGTTCTTCACAGAAGGAACAATCGCGGCGTCAGCGATAACTACAAAGCCCAACTTGACGTTAACTCACAACAGTTCTTTTATTAAAGCAGCTGCTACTGTTACGAACACCCCTGCACAATTGGCTGCATCAAGTAGTGTTATTATTAAAACACAATTTGAAGAAGTTCAAGGCACGACTAACGCCTTCTTTACAGGTACGTTTAAGTGGCCGACTATGGCTCTGCGCAGCGCTAATACTGACGATGGTACTAATTTGGACCAAGTTCGTTTTGGTATCGATATGCGCCGCTCCACATCGAGCAAACTATGGGACTCTAGTCAGGCAGACATCGCACGAGCCTTGCCAGAAGGCTTAACTACAAACCAGTTTACTGATGACTTGTCCTCCGTTTTGGAACTAGACCACTCTTTTGTGTTTAGTTTGGATGATGTATCCGGATCCGACAACAACTTGGATGCAACCTACACATCCGGCTCGCGGAAGAATGGTACTTCGTTGACTGTTGCCGCCAATAACGGCTATACAGGCTACAATGCCAGCATTGAGTATGGCCTTGGAGGATTTACAATGCCTCTCTTCGGCGGCCACGACGGGCTAGATATTACTGAAAAGAACCCAATCCGTAATGCAAAAATTAGTGACAGTGCTACTGAAACTACTGATCACGTTTATAACAGTCTAAGACGGGCAATTGATATCGTCCGAGACCCCGAAGATGCGGAATACAATCTTATTACAATGCCTGGTGTGAACAAGCCGCTTGTTACAAACTTGCTGCTTGAGATGGTTGAAGACCGTGCTGATTCACTGGCAGTTATAGACGTTGAAAACGACTATACGCCGGCGTCTGAAAGCACAAGCGGATTCCAATCTCGGGTTGGAGATGCAGACAATGCAGCTCGAACCATGAGAGACAGAGAGCTTGACACCAGCTACGGTTGTGCTTACTTCCCTTGGGTGCAAATCCAAGATACAGTTGCCAATCAGTTGGTATGGGTACCCCCTTCGGTTGTGGCCCTAGGCGCCATGTCCTTCGGCCAAGCAAAGCAAAAACTCTGGTTCGCACCTGCAGGATTTAATCGCGGCGGACTAAGTTCAGGAGCAGCGGGCATGCCGGTAACCGGTATTACTCAAAAGCTCACTAGCAAGCAGCGTGACACGCTCTATGCTGCCAACATTAATCCGATTGCTAGCTTTCCCTCGGAAGGCATCGTAATCTTTGGTCAGAAAACACTTCAGGCTTCACAGTCTGCGCTAGACCGGATTAACGTGAGAAGATTGCTTCTTTTCATCAAGAAAAGAGTTTCGACAATTGCTGCGACAATCCTTTTCGACAACAATGTTCAGGTAACTTGGAACCGATTCTTGAGCCAGGTTGATCCTTTCTTGAAGGGTGTGAAAATGAATCTTGGCTTGACTGATTACAAAGTAGTATTAGACGAGTCAACGACTACACCTGATTTGATTGATAGGAACATTCTATACGCCAAGATTTTCCTTAAACCTGCTCGTGCAATTGAATTTATTGCAATTGATTTTAATATTGCAAGGACTGGCGCCGCTTTTGCGGATTAAAAATAATTTTAAAACATATTTATAATAGAAATCTTATGGAGGATTAAAATAATGGGCTTTTGGTCAGATATTGGGAACCCCACGGAACCCAAAAGAAAATATAGGTGGTTGGCTTATATAGGCGACATGCAACCTTGGGTGTGCAAAAAAGTCACCAAGCCAGAGTGGGAAGTAACTGAATCAGTACATCAATACTTGAATCATGAGTTTTATTACCCCGGCAGGACAAAGTGGAGTACAGTAACTGTAACTTTGGCAGATCCGGCGAGCCCTGATATGGCTCAAATTTTTTACAACAAGTTAACTAGAGCTGGATATCATCCTCCTGAAGACATGAACGACACAACAACTATGTCAAAAAGAGGAGCTACTACGGAAGTTGGCAAAGTCCGAATTGTGATGCTTGGTTCCTCCGACTCAGCACCAGATTCTGGCGGTGGAAACGCTGGCTTTGGTATTGGCGGAGACACAGTTATTGAAGAGTGGCAGCTTTATAATGCTTGGGTCAGAAAGGTCTCTCTCGGAGAGTTGGATTATAGCTCTGACGATATGGTGGAAATTTCGGTAGAGCTTCGTTATGATTATGCTAAGCTAAATGCGAAAAACGGCGATAATCAATTTGGTAACGAAACTTCGACTGTCAATCCTGACGTTACTTTCTAAATAAAGCTTAACATCTGTACAAATTTATATTAATATTAGACTATATATTGACACATCACTTAAGAGAGGTTTAGATGTCTAATCGAAATAATGAGGACCGCACAGGGGCTGTGCAACAAAGCCCAGTCCCTGTCGTTCCCGCAGTTGAGAGCGCCCCCGAAGGCTCTCAAGAAAACGGATCATCGGGTACTAGTGACGTCGGCTTAAATTGGATCGTGCCGACCGAGATGGTGGATATTCCATCACGAGGAGACTTTTATCCAAAAGACCATCCGCTTCATGGAAAGGACTCAATTGAGATTCGGCACATGACAGCTAGGGAGGAAGATATACTTACGTCTAGAAGCCTTCTCAAGAAGGGCGTTGCGCTAGATAAAGTCATTCAGAGTGTTATTGTCGATAAATCAATTAAAGTTGATGAACTTTTGACGGGAGACAAGAATGCGATTTTGGTCTACACAAGAATGTATGCATATGGGGCAGAATACGAAACAAATGTAACGTGCCCCTCTTGTGGCTCTCACACTAAAAATGAATTTAACCTGGAGACTCACACAGTTCGTCATCCGGATGATGAGCAATATGACGACGAGGGGGATCCCTTGGAGAAAGTCTGGTCAAGAACTGAGACCGGCACTTTCCTGGTTACACTACCAAAAACGAAAATCAAAGCTGAGCTTAAACTGATGACAGGAAAGGATGAGCAATGGATTAGCGGCGTCATGAAAAAGCGCCGAAAGTCAAATAAGTCCGGAAGCTCAGACCCCAGCTTAATCGATCAACTTCGAAGAACCATTGTATCGCTCAATGGGGTCAAGGACCAGGCAAAAATTAATGAATTTCTTGGTCTTATGCCAGCCCTCGATTCTAGATTTTTAAGATCTGTCAATGTAAAGATCACTCCAACTTTGGATATGGCTCAAGAGTTTAGCTGTCCATTCTGTGGTTTTGAGACAGAAATGGAGGTTCCGTTTTCGGCGGAGTTTTTTTGGCCTAAGTGATAGCTATATGAAGAACGTGTATGAACAGTTCTTCACAATGAAGTATCATGGAGGCTGGAGTATCGTTGAATTGTATAGCCTGCCAATCGGACTTAGAAACTGGTTTGCAGAGCGCCTCGCAGCACAATTTGATAAGGAAAAACAAGAATACGATAAAGCAAAAAACAAGTCTAGATAAATAGGCCGGGCACGTCCCGGCCTTATTTGTTTTTATAGACTATTTATTTTGACTAGATATATGCTTTAAAAGGGGCTATAAGTATGGAACAGCAAATTGAAGAAAATGAGCCGGTTGTTATAGATTTAGGCGCCCACCGAAGGGGGGAGCTTAATGAAAGCGTCTTGTCTGTTATGGGGGCAAATATCAAATGGATGCTCTCTAGGATGTTCAAAGGCGCGCCAATCAATGCAACGTTGCGCGGCAACCGCCATGAAATCAAATCTTTTGCTAATGCGATCTCTAAAGAGAAGAGGTATATGGATGCATATATGCGTTATGGGCTGGACAACCCCGCTACGCATCGAAGTCGATACGCCCTGCAAGGCGCTGTCAGCAAATTTGAGCGAGCCACAAAACTTAAGTGGCCTTTTAAATAAGGAACAATTAGTGTATGCCAGACGGCCCATCAAAACAAGACATTAAAGCACTAACCGCCGCCATTAACAAGCTTTCTGGCAAAGCCGGCGGCGGCTCCGGAGGTAATGTCGATCCAGGCTCTATAGAGCGATCCGCAGAATCTGCACAGGCCATGGCTGATGGGATGAATGAGGCTTTGGGATATGCCGAGCGCCTCCAAGCGCTTCAAAAAGGCATGGCTCAAGCTGCTGGATCTTTGGTGGATAGCAAATCGCGTGAGGCTGACATTGCGGACATGCAATACAAAGCGGAAGTGCTCAAAAGAAAATATACTCTAGACTCCTTGCATAATTCTCAATTGGCTGCGACCGAGGCACAGATCAAGCTGGCCACGGAAGAACACAATCTTGCAATTCTTAAAGACCAACTCATCGGCGCCACAAGGTATAATGAGCAAGTTCAAGCATCTGCAGATGCCACGGAAAAAGAAAAGGAGAATGCAGCTGCACATGTCGCTCTACTTATACACCTGAATTCTCAGGCAGAAGAAACTGCCGATATATACAGCCGCCAACTCCAAGATCTAGAAGACGCGGTCACTGCAAATGGGGAAATTGTTAATGAGACTGAGGGTTTGCTGAACATGCTCAATTTAAGCTCTACTGCTTGGGAAGACAGTTTTTTTGGTCGAGCGGAAAAAATGGGCTTTGGCAAAGCCATGAAAGCACAAACCGAAGTCGTTATGAACGCCCTCAAACCC